GTCCGTCTGTGTTCCTCAGGTTCACAGGTCAAGGCTTGAGCAGGCGTCTCCCCACCATGGGCGTGGAACTGGCATGGTTAGGCCATGCAGCACGCACATCACGATGTTGAAGGCGCCGTGGAAGAGGAAACGGAACTGCGTGTTGCTGCTGTGGGCTATGTAGTGCATGAAGCTCACAAGGAAAGCAGACGCAATTGCTTGTTCCGGGTCGTTGTTGTTGAGGTGTCGGGCGATGATGATGAGTGCGTCGCCGCCGGCCATTAGAAAACGCAAAGGCGGGAACGCGGTGAAGGCAGCTTCTTCCAGAACTGCGATCACCAGGTAGGCGAAAATGGAGGCCCACGTCAGAAACCAGCGGTAGCCGAGAAAGCGACATACGTTGATGGCAAGGCCGCCGGTGTCGAGATCGACGATGTGGGACAAGCGGTCATCGTACACAGCCGTCCCGAAAGGGCATCGCTCAAAGGGCACTTTGAAGGGCAAGATGCCATAGCGATGGTAGAAAAGAGCGTCGGTCTCGATGGTGGGCTCGTGCTGCTGAGTGGCCAGGATCTTCTCGGGATTCTCGTAGTAGCGGCGGATGTCCACGCGAGCGGGGGTCACGCCAGTGGTTCGGTTGAGGATGGCCTTGTAGTAGTCGCCCAGCATTGGCACGAATGACGTTGAGTTGCGCGCCCCGAGGGCCACGCCGCGCAACCACTCTTTGGAATTGAGGACGGGTTGAGCTGACCAGCCGCACTTTGCCAATTGCCGCCCAGGCATCGGACCCAGCACAAGTCCGTCGGCAGTGGGCCAGAATAGGCTGGAACAGTAAGTCAGGTCAAAGCTGTCTGAGTGGATGGCGCGCTTTGGGCGCAGGCCCAGTGCGGTAAGCCACGGCACGAGATCGCCTTTGCACGAAGGGTGATGGACGTCGCATTCGTCATCACCACAGACGGCGAAGCGCGCGAGGCGGTTTTCTCGAATTTGCACTGGGTTGACGTTGTTGGCACGGCAGAAGGCCCACACATGTGCACAGCCATTGAGCACGGAATTGCCACAGGAGGTGTTGGGCAGGCCGCTCGAACGCACGGCTTGCGTGTAGTAGCGGACACCGTGCGGAGTGGAACCGCGAGCTTTCTTGGTGTCACGCAAAAGGTCATACACGTTGCCGTGGGGAGTGTAGGTCTTATTGTGGTTGATGCCGAGTTTGAGGTAGATCCAATGTTCCAGCTCAAGGAGCCGCTGGTGCATGGAAGCGTCCCAGCGGGAGCAATCGGTCTCACCGAGCTTGGAATGGGCAATTGAATCAATGCCTTCCTCGACATATTTGCCGTGTTCCTCGGCACTTCTGCCTGGAGAGTAGAGAATGAAGTGATCAGGGCTCCACATTTCGAAGAGGGCCTCCGAAAAAGCGTTCATGGAAGGCCCAACGCTTGCCGTCAGGCCAGGTTTCGAAGCGGAAATGAGGCGGGGCTCTGAGTCTTTTGCTTGGGTGGGGCAGGCGGTTTTGCCTTTTTCGATTTTGATGAAGCCGTCGCGGTGGAAAAGATTGGCCGGATCGTACTTGCCTTCACGCAGCTCGTCCAGGCCGCGCTGGAGCTGGTCTCGCACGTTCTTTGGAAACTTCTGCAGCCAGATCTTGAAGGGGGTGGCTTTGATTGGGTAGTGTTTACGCCAGTCGGGGAACAGTACACCGAAGTAGCGCGCGACGAAGCGAATAAAGTCGTCAACGGCGTCATCATTGTAATTGAAGGGGATGGCTTGGCGATTGCAGACGGCAATTGCTTCGTTTTCAGCATTGCTGGCGAACACAAGAGGTGCTGAGCCACCAACCGCCCACCCGTGGCACCGTGTGGCATTGAGTTTCACGCTTTTGGCGGAAGGTGGCGTGACGTCAACTCGGCTCAGGTCGACCCAGGATCGGTAGTCCACAGGCTTGATGGGTACAGTTGAGGTTGTGCGGGCCAGGCCTGGGATGTGGGCTCGGGTGGGAACTGGAGACACGATGCGAGCGTAGTACAGGTCGTATGCGGTGCCGCCTAGCTTGTAGACCACAGGAATCACCATGAAGTCAGAAAACGGTGCTGTGCCGTCCAGCAGGAAACCAGCCAAGTGCAGGGGGAAAGAGCCGGCGGGCATGGTAAACCAACGAACCCAGCGGTGGAAGAAATGATGTGTGAAATTGCGCCAGGCTGCGAACG